TTCGGTTCCGGAACCGGTAAAACAGTTGCTACGGCGCTGGGTGCCGTCGGTGGAGTGTTGTTAGGTCAACAGTTACAACAGCCGGTACAGCAACCTACGTATACACATGTTCCGACATACGGCATTCCGTCTTCCTGTAGTGTGTATCAGAACCCTGGTGCTCTTGCTTCGTGTCGACGTGGTGCTGCAAATCGTGCTCGTCAGGCTCAGGTTCAAGCCGAGAAGAAAGCGTACTCCTGTGGCATGTACGGTAGGTGCTACTAATGTCGGTGAAAGCATTAATGATTGTGACCGGTATCTTTGGATCGCACGGTGACTATACCACCAAGATGCCGTCCATGGAAGAATGCTTAAAGCAGAAGCAGGTCGTGGAGGCTCAACAGCTCGACATTGGTGTAACCTGCGTACCTCGAGTCGATGAAAAGATCGACTCCGATAAGTTCTTTGCTATGATGGAAATGTTTTTGTCCGTAGTTAGAAGGATGAAGGAAGATCATCGTGACTACTGTTACGACTATCCCGACGATGCCGACTGCATCGAAGAAAGAGATGTGGAACGCCTTCGATAGGTTACCGCAAAAAGTTCGGGATGCTATCAACTATGCGAAGTATGGTTACTCGACAGACGACGTCATACTTCTCTTTAGGCTCTACGAAGATTGCGAAAAGACAGAGGACGATCTTGTGTACATGATCGAAGCAAAGGATAACTTTATTTCAGTATTTGGAGAATGGGTAAATGGATCGCAAGGACGGACTCAGAGATAAACTTGATACTCTTGATGAAGAGGAACTCAAGGATATTATCGAGCTTCAGCTTGAAGAAATCAAAGCTCTGAAAGCAGATCAGATACTCTTCAGTAGTCCATACAACATTAAAGTATCATTCGATCGTAAAAAGAATAAGCCAAAACCATTTGACAAATGAAGTTATATAGTTTAGAATATGAAAGATGGTTACGGGATCCGCGTATTTCTGAAGCGGTCGACAACTGTGAGCTGAGTACTTTGTATCAATGGCTATGGGATACTATGACAAATGACAATGCATCTTCTTCCTGTGTACTACACGACCACCAATACCAAGAAGCGCAAAAAGAAGAATAAGACTAAGGCTCTGCTTGCAGCTGAAAAGGAACATCAAGAGTTCCTCAAGCGTATGGGTGTAGGTCAATCAAAGAACAAACGGAGCGTAGCGCAGCCTGGTAGCGCATCTGCTTTGGGAGCAGAGGGTCGTAGGTTCGAGTCCTACCGCTCCGACCAAAAACCTGGCTGGGATCCTTCGATGGCAAAGAAGCAAGCCAACGTTTACACAGGTACGGAGATTATCGGTATCGCTCAGATGCATAAGTCTAATGCAGTACCGATACGTGGAAAGAAAGCAGCTGTAGAGGTTGCTAAAATGAGAAGAGGATGAAAGCTATCATTCATATCAATAAGAACCTTAAACAGTCAAACGATAAACACGGTAAGACACTGCCTGTATGTCGCGTTGAGGTTGATGGTAAGACATGGTATGGATCGAAGGTAGACATTCTTGGACCAAGTTCGATGATATATAGTCCTGATAAACCAAGAAAGTGTGGTGCAAAACTTTGGATCGAGACTGATGCTGAAGTTGTTATACATAATAAAACAACATTTGCAGATATGAGGTCTTGATGAAGATCGTTGAACCAGCACCGGAACCTATGTTTTGCTGGTGTGTAGATTTCTGGATAGAATTACCATCATGGCAGAATTCTATCGATCCTGAACTCCTATGTAAATTATTTGTTGTTACAGTACTATGAAAAACATATTAATCCTATCGTTCATATTGTTGTTACCATCCTGCTTGCCTGCAACCATAGGTGGTGCGGTCATAGGTGTAGGTAGCACAGCACATACGAATGATCAGATCAAAAAACTAAAAAAGCGCATTGAAAAGTTAGAGGGTCCTAAAATAAAAATGGATAAAAGATTTAAAAAACCAGATGGCAGTTATTGTCTCTCGATAGATCCACGGTGTTAGTATGTGGGATATAATAGTACAGATGGCAACTGATCGCTTATGGATCTACACGGGAATAGTAGGTTCAATCTTTGGCGCCATCACTGTAGCATACCTGAGCACAACACGACTTGGTGTATGGTTCTATGGAAAGGTGGATCAGTTCCTTGATTATCTTGTTAAGAGATGGGGAATGAAGTGGCTCGAAGAGCCAGAAGACTTGTGGCGTAAACGAAATCCAGTCATAGCAGATAAATTAGACCAACTCGAAAAGAGGATAAGTGAGCTCGAAAAATGAAAACAGTGATAGCGACGGGTGGCTTTGATCCATTACATTCCGGCCACATTGATTATTTTAAAGCTGCGCGTGAACTCGGTGACAGACTGTGGGTAGGACTCAACTCAGATGAATGGTTGACTCGTAAGAAGGGTCAGCCCTTTATGCATTACAGAGAACGTCTCAGCATTATTGAAAATCTACAGATGGTTGATAAAGTCATACCGGTAGTAAACGATCATGAAAAAGATGATGCTACCGGTGCAATCTTTTATGCTTCAACTATAGGCGCACAAGATATTATCTTTGTAAATGGTGGTGATCGTAATGCAATGAATTGTGTAGAAGAAGATTTCTACAAACACTCAACAAACGTACGTTTCGTATATGGTGTTGGTGGAGATGAAAAAGCGAATAGCTCCCGATGGCTTCTACAAGACTGGTCGAACCCAAAGACTGAAAGAGATTGGGGATACTATCGAGTGCTGAAGGACTATGGTCCTGAGGTAAAGCTCAAGGAACTCGTTGTTAATCCAAACGATCGTTTAAGTATGCAAAGGCATCGACAAAGATCGGAGCACTGGTTTGTTGCCAAAGGAATCGCTACTGTTTATACACTCAGTGAAGCATCGAGCGATATTGAATTGGTATCAAAGAAACATAAGTTTGAATCTATTCACGTTGGTATGAACGGTTGGCATATGCTTGCGAATGAAGAGAAGGAACCGTTACATATCATCGAGATACAGTATGGTAAGAACTGTGTGGAGGAAGACATCGAAAGGAAATAGTTAAAGTTTTGTTACGTAAGAATTATTGTGAATATATAATTCGGAGGTGCACGATGGCTGATCAACTTTGGAAGAAGGTAAAGAAAATGGATCTAGGTAACCCAGTGATTACGACTCTTGTGGGATTGGTAGTCTTTTATT